GCGCAATTTGCGGCGTTCTGGATAAGCTTGCTTCATTGCTTGCAGTTGCCGCAGAAAAGTTGAAGAAAGAAGAGTGAACCCAACAATCACATTGACGGAAGATGGCGACGGCGAACGCTTCATAAAAGAAGCAATGGGAACGCTAGAAAACGCCAAAGTTTATGTTGGGATTCCTGAAGCCGAAACAAACCGCGAAAGTCAAAAAGAAGAAGTAACAAACGCGGGCCTTCTTTTCATTCATACCAACGGTTCCCCTATTCGGCACATTCCAGCTAGGCCAGTAATCGAACCAAGCATTGAAGCAAATCACGAACCGATTGAACAAGGGTTACACGCAACAGCCGATTACGTTCTGGACGGCAAAAAAGCAGAAGCTAACCAAATGTTGAAAAAGGTTGGAACACTTGGGGCAAATGGCGCGAAGAAATGGTTTACTGATCCAAGAAACGGTTGGCGGCAAAATTCGCCGGAAACAATTCGGCGTAAGCTTGCCAAACTAACAGGTAAACGGCGGCGCAAAGCTTTAGGAGTTTTGAATTCTGTTGATGAATTGATGCCGCTTGTTGGAACAACAGCATTGGATGAAATTAATACTCCGCTCATTGATACCGGGCAAATGCGGAGAGCAATTACTTGGGTGACAGAAGTTTTATGATTGTCTATTTAGCAAAAAACACGGTTAATGGAAAGTGCTACGTTGGTTGCACTTCATTGCCGCTTGCGAAAAGAAGGCAACAACATTGCGGTTGGAAGCGCAAAGAAAATCTTACTTTTCAAAACGCAATAAAGAAGTACGGAACAATTGCATTTGAATGGGAAGTTATTGAAGTTTGCTCTAGTAAAGAACACATGATGGAACGCGAAAAATTTTGGATCAAAGAATTTAGTACCGTCGTTCCTAACGGTTATAATATGACGTTTGGTGGAGAAGGTGGAAAAGTTTGTTCAGAAGCAATTGAGCAAATGCGGGTTAAAAAGTTAGGAAAAAAGGCTTCTGAAGAAACAAAAATTAAAATGAGTAAGTCTCGCGTCGGAAAGAAAATGTCAGCTGAATTTTGCGAAGCTGTTCGCAAAAGAGTTACGGGATCAAAACATTCTGAAAAAACCAGAAAGAAAATTGGAGATTTACAACGCGGTCAAAAAAGAGAACCGCGAAGCGAAGAAACCAAAAGAAAAATTTCCGTCGCGCATAAAGGTATGTTCAAGCCAATTCCTTCTTTCTGTATAGATAGGATTGGCGAATTATGCTAGATTTAAGTTCTGTGGTTAATGATCAGGACTTCGCGCAAGATTTTGAAATTCAGCGATCACAAGGCGGCTCTTGGATTGCCGGAAAATGGGTCAACGAAACGATAGGCGTTCCCGGATATGGAGTGATTCAACCCGCAACCCCGGAAGAACTTGAACAGGTTCCAGAAGGGGATCGCGTCAAAGGCTCGTTAAGCTTTCATTCCGAAGCCCCTCTTTTTGAAACTCACACTTATGGCCCCAACGATAAGTTCGCAGGAACGAGCGACGTTATTTGTCACCGTGGCCAGAAATACAGGTTAGTTAAAGTTTGGCAATGGGAAGATTTTGGGTATTTTCACGCCATAGGAGCAAGAATTAGCGGGCAATGACAACAACAACATTTCAAAACGGGCAAGTTCTAACAAGTTCGGCGCTCACGGATAAAAACCTTGACGCAATTTTTCAATTGCTTTGTTGTCAAATGTTGGGGTTGACGGCTGGCCTTCAATTGAGTTGTCAATTATCTGATTCGTCCAACACAATTACCGCCCATTTACTAGCGGCCAACATTAAAAACGGATTTCAGGTAAGCGGGCCGAACATTCCCGAAGACGCTATTATTGTAGGCATATCAACACAGGGAACAAATCTTCTTATTCAACTTTCCGTTACTCCAACGCAGAACGGTTTGCAAACAATTACGTTTTTTGATCCTTCGTACAATACACGGGTTCGAACAAGTTGGCAGGAAAAAGGTGCTCCTGCATTTGGAATTGAAGATGATGTTTTATTTATTCGTTGTGTGTTGGAACCAACGAATTACAACATCCGAGATGAATCTTGGCAAGTTTTGGAAGGAACTGAGGGAAAAATTCTATCGAAAAATAGAACGTATACCCGGCAATGGCGCATTGCGTTTGTTGCTTATGGGCCGAATGCTTGCGATTCCGTGCGTTTGATTAGATCGATGTTGCTTGAAGATTTTCCGCATGATACGCTTGCCGGGTCAAATCTTTATTTGGTTCCGGATACAGTAACCCCGGATCGCTCTCCAGAATTGTTTGAATCACAATGGTGGGAACGTTGGGATTGGGCGGCTATCTTCAATGAGCAAGTGAACGAATCAATCACCATTCCGAAGGTTGCAACGATTCAGGTAATCGGAACGACTTCGGACAAGCAAAACTTTAACGCTTCGATTCAGGGGGAATAATGTCAAGTCCAACTCTTCCGTTGTCAAACATCGTTGATGCAACCGTAATCATTCAAGCAAATGCGGTTGCTCCCCCGGCTTTCAATCAAGCTTTAATTGTTGGAAATAGCGCAACGATTCCAAGTTACGGGACCGGGGGAAGAGTTGTTCTGTTTTCAGGCGGAACAAATATTCTTCAACAGATGTTGACTTATGGGTTTTCCTCAACTTCGGAAGAGTATTTGGCGGCGCAAAATTTCTTGGCCGCTTCTTCGAACCCTTTTTATCTTGCGATTGGGCGGCAAGATGCAACGGCAATTGGAGCGTTTACCATTGACGTTGCCGGTACGGGTTACGCTCTCGGTGATTTGATTTATCCAACTGGAATTTCAAACGCAATTTTGAAAGTGACTGCTGAATCTGGCGGAATTCCAAGTTCTTTGGCTTTTGTTCAGCAAGGAACCGGGGCAACAGTTACAAGCGGCATTGCAACAACAACAAACGGTTCTGGAACTGGACTTGAAATCAACGTTACGACTTTGGGTGAAACTTCCTTAGAAGCAATTCAGGCTTGCCGCATTGTTTCGCCAACTTGGTATCTATTCCGCGTTATAGGTTCTTCCGATGGTGATAACATCGCAATGACGGAATGGGCGCAAACCGCAACCCCGGTTTGTCAAAACTTCTTCAGAACAAGTTCAACCAATGTTACAACTGGCGACCCCGGAAACATTTTTTCAACCTTGAAAGCTGGCAATTACAACCGTTATCAAGGAATTTACGCCACGGTTCAGACGGCGGCAACAACCAATTGTGCAACAACCAATGGTTTGCCAAACATTACTTTAACTTCGGCAACTGGAGTTGTTGCGGGGCAAGGGGTTGTTGGAACCGGAATTCCTCTTGGAACAACGTTGCTTTCAATTGTTGGCACGGCTGGCGTTATGTCCAACAATGCCACGGCAACAAGCGGAAGCGTTTCTTTGGCTTTCAATGCGGCTCCAAATAATACCTATATCGCAGAAGGCTTAATGGGCCTTGCGATGGGTTTGAATACTGGATTCAACAATTCTTATTTCACATTAACAAACAAGAATTTGATTGGCATGGTTCCAGAACCAATCACACAACTTGTTTACAACACAATCGCCGGAAACAACGGAAATGTTTACGGCAATTTCGGCGGATCGTTCAATTCTTACGCAACTGGAATTACAGGAAGCGGCCAATATTTCGATAATATTTTGGGACTCGATATGTTGGTTGCCGATCTTCAGTTTGCCGGGGCAAATTGTCTTGCTGCCTACAATGCGGTTGGTCAGAACGATCAGGGACAATCGATTATTCTTCATGCGATGAATTCGCAGGGTTGTCAACCTTCAGCAAATCGCGGGTTCCTTTCACCGGGGGTCTGGAATGGAAGTACAATTCAATTTGGTTCGCAAATTGCGCTTCAGGCTGGAACTTCGGTTCCGAACGGTTTCTTGAATGTTTCGCCTTCGTATGTTCAACTTGGAGCGAAACCGGCAAAGAGGGCGAGTGCTCCTGTGTATTGCGCTGTTATTCAAACCGATGCGGTTCAGCAAATCATCATTGCGGTTCTAGTCCAACAATAAAGAAGGGGAACTATGAGTGCTTTAGCGAATCCGTTTGCATCGTTGTTCAGCGGAATTGGAACAACGTATTCATTCAAAGACTTGAGCGGTGCAATTACTTCACCGCTTGCGGGCGCTTTCGCTTTTGCCGGGGAAATTGGAGCAGGAAAAGTCGTTGTTGAAAACAG